GTTCACCATCTTTACCAGTGATTCGTGCAACCTGTTCACCAGTCATATACTGGCGTGCCAAAGCCACCATACGGCGACCCACCTCAGCAATCGCCTGCTCAACCATAGCCAACTTATCGGCAGTTCTAGCATTGGACGAATCCTGAACCAATGAAGCCTCGGTAGCGGTACGGCGAATCTCAGGTGAACCACCACGCTGAATTTCTGTCACACCAGAAACACGGTCAATATCCGCAATAATCGTTTCTGTCTGATTATAGAAATCAGGTGGGTTAATAACCGCTGGGAAAGCAGACACCACACCACCCAAAGCCTCATCGCTAATAACGGGAACCATCACATTGTCCTCGTCAGATTCAAGGGCTGTGCGACCCAACTGGTCAAACGCCGACTCCTTGTAGAGATACTTGCGAGCAAACTTCTTACGATGATTCATCATCTGCGAACGAGTCTCGTTCAATTCCTTCTGAAGCGGCTCAATGCTCTCAAGGTCGCCAATCGGGTAAAAGGTATCTGGCACATCATAATTGCGCAGCATCACAAATGGCTGCCCAAACGAATACGGCATACTCATAGGCTTAACAAGAAACTGGTCCGAACCCTCACAGAATACCGACATCTTCTTGCCGACAATATCGTAAAACTCCCAAATCTCAGCATAACCCTGATTCTTGTCTTGAATCTTCTTGCGTGACGGGTCATCCGCATAGCGGCTAACCGCCATAACCTGAACCGATTCACGAGCAGACTTGGAATAACGCTTATCAGCCTTAACCTCAGACAGTGGGCGGCGAATGCGCTGAGCAATCCACTTAATATCCTTCATGCTGGTTGCATCTGGGTCAACAAACACATCCATCGGGCTGACACGCTCAGCAAACGGGCTGTCTGCTGTAATTACCGTGTTGGTGGTGATTTCGCCACCAACCACAGTTGGGTCAGAGAACTCATCGTCCACGCCAACAACTTCTTCTTCAACAAAACGGTAACCGACCTTAATCCAGCCATGACCACAAACCAGTGAATCTTTGACCGCACGGCGGAACTCCGTGCGGATATCACGATGCCTCCACCAGTAGTTCACAACCGCTTCAGCGATGACAGCATTAGCAGCATTATCAGGACTTACAGAGTTAACGGTAATCTTTGGGAAGTTAACAGCAATATTCGGAGCAATAATGTTTACCGTGGAAAAAGCAATATTGACCAGCAGACGGTCCTCGTTACGGTAATCCTCATAATGCTGACCTTTATACAGGTCATTCATTCTGCGCCAAGTCGCATCATAACCTTCATCCTTGCGCCAACGCTTAGAAGCCTCCAAACGCTGCTTATAATTCTTCAGGTAATCTGCTGCCGACTTCTTAGCCATTATTCTGCGTCCTTTTGACCCTCATGCCAACCAATATGGTTGTCCAACTTAGTACCCATAGCATCAACCTTTTTCCCTATCATTCGTAAAAGAATCTGTCCTTGGGCGTGCTGGTCGGTATTCTCTTTGCGAAGTTTTTGTAATACCACAACGACTGGTCCCGTGATGATTGCGACCGCAATAGGGACCCAGACCGCCGAGGACATACATTACATCCAGTTCGTGACAGGCTCGGCGTTATAGCCGTTAATCTTAGCCTGCTCAACAGTTTGACGCTGACGCTCACGAATAGTAGGACCATGAAAATCCTCCTGACCATAAGTAAAGCCAAGACGAACCCCCTTAATATGGCATTTGAAGCAGATTGACCCACGGTGAGGCATCTGCTCTACAAAAAACTGTGTCTGACAAGTGTCGCATATTAATTCCATACACAAATATGACCATTGTTCCCTAGAATGGGACCTGTTTTCGCACATTATGGGACCCAATGAACACTTTTCCGTCACCATAATTGGAAAACATGTGCTGTTCCCACCACAAAAGGCTGTTTTTAGGTACGGAAACATCTCCACGGTACTCTGGAAGCCACACATACTTCAGCATCTGGTTGGCAATAGCCAAACTGATAGTTCGGTCATCGTGTGGGCTACCAGTCATACGCCCATTTTCCTTGCGCACAAAGGTGCGCAATTCAGCCAAAGTCTTTTCATCCAAAATGGTAATGCCACCATCACGAATATTAGCATTCAGTTCGTCAATCATCAACGGTTTGCTGGTACCCGTGGTTCTCCAACCCAAAACATCAGTAGCGTCTGCACGGACAGCATTAAGTCGGCGTTGTTTATACAGATTCTTATAGCCATGCTTCTGGGCAGCCTTCAAGGTAGTCAAACCGTGGTTATTGTTTTCCACACCCAACAGGGCTGTGTTGTACCACCAGCCCAGTTCAGCCAGAAGTTCGCCAAAAATATCTGGTTCAATATGTCCATGCCAGTGGGCAACGATTAAACCTGTGGCTGCATCAATTATGTGGGCAGAACTATAGTCGCCATGCGACAAACCTTCAGCGACATCCGCTCCAATCACATAAACGCTGGCAGGGTCAGGGAATTCCCAAACCGATAGTTCGCCATCTTTCTCATATCGGAACTCACCGTTGCCATCCGAAAACAAATGGTAATATCCAGTGCTAGGTTCAACCATTTCCATGCTATCCAGCAGGTCAATGTCAAATACTGGGTTACCCGACTTAATAAACGCTTCCTCTGGGAAGCGTGGATACTCTTGGTGCATCTGCCAGTCCTGCATGTTGCGTGACTTGGCTTCATACCAATCATCATTTCTTTCCCCATCAGCATTCCACGGAAAGAAAATACCCTTGAACTTATTGTCACCTGTTTGTGACCCAACCCACAACTGGTGAAAAAAGTTTCCAGAACCATTAGCCGTAGACAATCCAATAACCCGACCACCGACATCGGTAATAGGTTCAATAGAAGCCCACGCTTCCTCAGGGTTTGGCAAGAATGCCCATTCGTCCACAATCACCAAATATACCGACTCACCTCGGGCAGGGTCGCTGCCCGATGGCAGTGACTCAATAGCAGATTCGTTATCAAACACCATCTTCAACTGATGGTCGGTGGTTTGGCGTGGACCACGCTCCTTCATCCACTGCGGAAGAAACCTATAGCCATATTTGCTTTTAGCGAGCAACTTGACCGATTCACGCTCAGTACGGGACAACATGACAATAAATCGGTCTGGGGCAAAAAACACCAACCAAAAAGCATAAGCAGCAGCCAAAGTGCTGAAACCAATCTGGCGTGCCTTCAGAACAATACTGTAGCGTTCTGACATCCATGAGCGAATAGTGGACAACTGTGCTTCACGCAACTCAAACTTAATTCGTCCACGCTCAGGATGCTTAATGCACCAATAGTTTGAACAGAAATAAGCAAACGCTTCAATCTGTTCATCCAAACTGGCGTTCTCAGGACCACGACATTTACGCCATTCCTTCTCGTTCAACAGTGGTGTCAGTTCCACGGTTTACCACCCCACGGAATCCAACCATCACCATAATACTGCTCAGCATAATCAAAAATAGCCATAAAAGCCAAAGCATTAACCCTAGGATTAAACAAGTCATTACACGACTCCACAATCCCCCAATGCTGGAGAACACCCTTTTTAAAATACTTATTTGGTTTACACCAATAAGCATTGATTTGGAAAAGACCATAAGAACCACCCATCGGGTCTGTGGGGTTAAACGCTACTTGGCGGCAGCGTGACTCACGCCACATCACATAATCAACCTGATATCTGCCAGCGGAACGCTGGGCAGAAACCATACTAGAAATATCCTTACGATGGTCACACAACAACTCCCTAGTTGTGGCGTGGACAGGAGAGGTGAACATGACTGAAATCAGTATAGCCGAAACTAGCAGCAACTTTTTCATAAGTTCCAATCTAGTGGACCGTAGTCCACCATAGGTTACTTGAACAGTGCCTTAAAGGCTTGATGAACCTTCTTCGGGTCATCAGCAAACTCGGGAGAAATTTCTATATGGTACCAATCGCCACGGGGCGCACCAACCACCACCTGATGATGATACTTTTCCCACCCATCACGGGTACACTTGTACGCACGACCATACGGGGCTGGGAAATAATCTATAATCAGTTCAATACCCAGTGCAGCAGCATTAGTGGCAAGAAAGTTAATGAAATCATTAGCCTGCTTTCTGTCCTTGCCACGCCAACTCAAGTCCATAGCCCGACCCGTTGAGTGAACTGACATCTTATCGGGGCGACCCTTGATGGGTCGCACACCCCAAGTGCCATTATTCCACAGATTCTTACCGCTAAGCAGAACACAGTGTTTTACAAATGCTTCTGTGCCTTTGCGTTTCCCCTTGGAAACGCCATCAGACATACCCGTATAGGGTCGCCTAGACATTAACGCTTCTTTCTCGGGGCAGCCTTCTTCTTGACCACCAGACGGCGACCAAAGCGTGCGTCCTTCGGGTCAAGCCAAGAATAAACCACAGGAATCAACGCAGCGACACCTGCGTTGACAAGAACCGTCCAATCACGGCTACCTGCACTATAGGCTGCGATGACAGCGGCGGCAAATACTTTTGCCCACGACTTCAGCATAGCCTTATGTTCGCTAGATACTTTCATGTTTCTCCTAGTTACCATTTGCCCAATGGACATTTAGATGATTTAATTTTAGTTTTAACTGGCATAAAACACTTACATACTTTACATTGTGCCAAATGCTTGTTAAACTTTTCGCATTCACGGCAAACAACCATGCGTGCTTTAAGGTCTATTGAATCGGTTCCCATTCTGATTTCTCATCATTCCAATTATGGCTTATAAACCAATTTCGGATATCCTCATCCCAAGCATACAAATGCTCATCATTTTCTGGATATGGAACTGGAGCAACCCAATCCAAATCAGAATTCAGTTCCCAACTTGGAAATGGTGCTGGAAGAATAAAAGAGTCCGTAGCCTCATCATAGCGTGAACCAACACGGGCAAAAGTCTTTCTAATGTTACCATGCAGGCTAGTGCGCAAACAGCGTTGTCCACGGAACTGAGAATAATGTTCTTCCCAATTAGAGATTCCATCAACAACTTCCCATTCGTTGCGACCAACAATAACTTCAGTCACAATGTTATTTTCATCAAGAAATGCGTAATGTGCCATTAGAATGTAATCGTCCCTGTGCCACCAGTAAATGAATAGATTCGGAAACCACCGCTAGTAGTGGTCGTGTAGGTCAAACCACCGCTAATTGAAGTAATTACTGCTTCGCTATCAACATAGCGTAGTGCGACAAATCCCGAACCACCAACTCCAGCATATCCAGTTGGACCGCCACAGTCACGACCACCACCACCACCGCCACCACCAGTGTTGGCTCCACCTGTTCCACCTTGACCACCACAGCAGTTCGGTTCGGTTCCCGCTCCACCGCCACCGCCACCAGAACCGCCAGCACAACCACCACAGTTCTGACAGCAGTTTGCGGCATCACCCTTACCACCACCACCACCACGAGTGACAGCAGAACCAGTAATAGAGTTACTCAGACCATTACCACCAACACAGGATGTTGCAGCGGCACCAGAGCCGCCGCCGCCACCCGATGCAGAGCCATTGTAGCCTTGTGTGGTTGCTCCACCAGCGTTACCGCCAACACCATAGGATGCTGGAGAGTTTCCAGCGGTTGAGGTTATGGTTGCAAGAACAGAGTTGCTTTGTGCCGCACCGACCGTGACAGTATAGGTTGCTCCACGCTCAAATTCCAATGGTGCGCCAAGAGCGGAACCGCCACCATTCGTTGCACCAGTTACAGAAGTACGATAACCCCCAGCACCGCCGCCACCCGAACCGTTTCCGCCACCATATCCACCACCAGCAATAACAAGATATTGAACGGAAATAGGTGGATTCCCACCACGGCGCACAGAATCAACAGACCCAACAACACCACGGCGACTGCGTGGCGCAAGTGCGCCACCACTCATAGCCTTGCCACCAAAAGTTTCAATTAACGCTCTGGGCATAAATACCTACTAAGCGGTGATTCGGTTCACATACCCCGTAATGGTAACCACATTCGCCGTAGCAGCAAATGCACGAATAACCAGCGGAGTAGCATTCCCCTTCAGGATAAGTCCAGGAATAATAAGGTACAAACCGTTTTCAGCCTT